TATTGAAGGTGTATATCGCAATGAGAACGATCTCATAAGAAGATATAGAGAGATGGCAATCCATCCAGAATGCGATGGTGCTATCGAAGACGTAGTTAATGAAGCAATCGTCAGCGACCTGTACGATTCGCCCATTGAAATTGAACTCTCTAATGTAAATGCTAGCGACAAGCTAAAGAAAGCAATTAGAAATGAGTTTAAGTATATCAAAGAAATTTTAGATTTCGACAGAAAATCGCACGAAATCTTCAGAAATTGGTACGTAGACGGTAGATTATATTACCTGAAAGTTATTGATATGAAGAAACCCGAAGAGGGTATTAAAGAATTGAGGTACATTGATCCTCTGAAGATGAGGTTTGTACGTCAAGAGAAAAAGAATAAGCAGAATGACATCAACTATATTAATCTGAAAACCGGTGGCAATGATGCAAAAATTGTATCACCAGAGATTGAAGAGTTCTTCATGTATACACCTGGAGCAAAGTATCCCACTCAAACGCTTTCTGGTAGTCAATCAACTAAGACTGCAATCAAAATTGCAAAAGATTCTGTAGTTTATTGCAGTTCTGGTCTGGTTGATAGAAACAAGGGTTCTGTTCTTTCATATTTGCACAAGGCAATCAAGGCACTCAATCAACTTCGCATGATTGAAGATAGTCTGGTTATCTACAGATTGTCACGCGCACCTGAAAGAAGAATCTTCTACATTGACGTTGGTAATCTTCCTAAGGTAAAAGCAGAGCAATACCTGAAAGAGGTTATGTCTCGCTATAGAAACAAACTTGTCTACAACGCACAAACTGGTGAAGTTCGTGATGACCGTAAGTTTATGTCCATGATGGAAGACTTCTGGTTACCTAGAAGAGAAGGTGGACGTGGTACTGAAATCACCACACTGCCTGGTGGTCAGAATCTGGGTGAACTTGCTGATATCGAATACTTCCAGAAGAAACTGTACAGAGCACTGAATGTTCCCGAGTCTAGAATCGCCAGTGATGGTGGTTTTAATCTTGGTCGTTCTTCTGAGATTCTGCGTGATGAACTGAAGTTCTCTAAGTTTGTTGGTCGTTTGAGAAAGAGATTTGCTCAAATGTTCAATGATATGCTGAGAACTCAACTGATTCTGAAGAACATTGTATCACCAGAAGATTGGGAGAAACTGAGTGATCATATTCAGTATGACTTCCTGTATGACAATCAGTTTGCAGAACTGAAAGAATCTGAAATGCTTTCAGAGCGTTTGAATATTCTTGCAACTATTGAACCCTTCATTGGTAAGTATTATTCCAATGAGTATGTTCGTAGAAAAGTTCTGAGACAGACTGATGCTGAAATGATTGAAATCGATGAACAAATCGAACAAGAAATCAAGGATGGCGTCATTCCAGACCCTGCTGCTGTGGACCCAATCACAGGTGAACTACTAGATGCAGGGGGTGGAGATTTAGGTGCTCCAGTCACTGAACCAGACTTAGAGGCAGACGCCAAGGTCGCTGAGATATAAATAATCAAATATCACTATATTAAGTTTTTATGGATAACGTAATCGATTTGATTGCTACTGATGCTTCTGCTGCAGAAATCAGCGATAAAATCAAAGAGTTGATGTATGCAAAAGCAGGTGAAAGGATTGAAGCAATTCGTCCCACTGTAGCACAATCAATGTTTGATGAACCAGATCAGGTTGATGAACCTGAAACTGAAATTGATCAAGAACCACAAGAGGAAGAATAATGGCAAGAACATTATTATTAGGGGCTCAAGAAGATTGCACAATCTTAACAGGAACTGCTAAAAGTTTTACTGAAGCAACTGTTGTTAGATTGTTTAATTCAAATTCTAATCCCCAGTTAGTTACTGTTGTAGAAACACAAGGTGGATCAGTTATTGGATCAATGACGATTCCTGGAAACACCGTAGAGTTTCTTGAAAAAAGAGCATCTCATTGCATATTTGCTGCAAGTACTGATGTAAAAGGTTCAAAAGTAGGATTTACCGGATAAAAAAATGAAACTTATCACAGAAGAAATCACTAAGGTAGAAATTATCACTGAAGGAAAAGGTGCTAATAAGAAATTATACATCGAAGGTGTGTTCCTTCAAGGTGATATCAAAAACCGTAACGGCAGAATGTATCCTATGGAGACACTTGCCAAAGAGGTCCGTCGTTATAATGAATCTTTTGTGAATAAGGGTCGTGCTCTTGGTGAACTCGGTCACCCCGATGGTCCTACTGTCAATCTTGATCGTGTTTCACATAAGATTACATCGTTGGTTCAGGAAGGATCAAACTTTAGAGGTAAGGCACAAATTCTTTCAACCCCAATGGGCAAGATTGCCTCATCACTTTTAGATGAAGGTGTCATGCTCGGTGTTTCTTCTCGTGGTGTTGGTTCACTGAGAGAAGATAGAAATGGCGTAAGAGTCGTTGGTGAAGATTTTCAGTTAGCAACTGCTGCTGATATCGTTGCCGTTCCTTCTGCTCCTGACGCTTTCGTCAATGGAATTATGGAAGGTAAAGAGTGGGTTTGGGAAGGAGGAAAACTTCGTGAACAACTTGCAGAAAAAACTCAAAAGAGAATCAATACTCTTGTTGATCAAAAAAGACTTGAGGAACATAAGTTGAATTTATTCAATGAGTTCCTATCAAATCTTTAATTTATAAATAAATATAGATTAATACAAATCTATAAACACAAATGTCCGTTGGTAGCAATTTACAAGAAATGGAAAACGTAGTAACCAAAGGAGCTGGGAAAGCTGATCCCATGCAAAAGATGGCTGGTGCTTCATATGAAGATCTCGGCGGTCCTACTCCAGAAAATTATAAGCCCGACGATGACTCGGCAAAACTCAGCACCCCTGGTTCTTCACTTAAGCAAGTGAAGGACGTTGCCAACAAAAAGGCAGGTAAGGCTGATCCAGCCCCCAAGGGTATGAAAGAGGAAGAAGTTGAAGTTGAAGGCGATACAATCGCTGAAGACGAAGTAACTGAAACCGAAGCAACTATTGAAGAGACAGTTGAAGAGGAAACAACCGAAACCGAAGGTGAAGTTGTTGCTGAGCAAGAAGAAGTTGCTGAGTACGATCTGGAGCAAGACGTATCTGCTCTGCTCTCCGGCGAAGACCTCTCTGAGGAATTCCAAGAGAAAGCACGTACCATTTTTGAAACTGCTATCAAAGCAAAAGTTGCTGAAGTTCAAGAAGAACTGAAGGCACAATACGAAGAGCAACTCACTGAAGAAGTTGCCACTATCAAGGAAGCATTGACCGATAGAGTTGATGGTTACCTTGAGTATGTCGCTGATGAATGGATGTCTGAGAACCAACTCGCTGTTGAGGCTGGTCTTAAGGCAGACATGTCCGAGTCATTCCTCCAAGGAATGAAGGGACTTTTTGAAGAGCATTATGTAAACATCCCTGAAGAAAAATATGATGTACTCAATAGCATGGTAGAGAAACTTGATGAAATGGAAGATAAACTCAACGAGCAAATCGAAAGAAATATCGCTCTAAATCAGAGATTATCCGAGTCCGTTGCTGACACCATCATCGCTGATGTCGCTGAAGGTCTGGCAATGTCACAGAAGGAGAAACTCGCTGCTCTTGCAGAAAATGTTGAGTTTGATGGTGAAGAGAGCTATCGTGAGAAACTGGTTACTCTGAGAGATGCATATTTCGCAGAGAGAACTGGTGCTCAAAGAGACACTTCAGATACTATGTCTGAAGGTACTACAACCGAAGTTTCAGAGCAACCCTCTGGACTTATGGAAACATATCTCCAGACTCTGAACAGAGTCTCGAAAAAGTGATTTTTAAATCATAAATCAAACTATAACTTAAAAAGAGGAAACTAAAATGCAAGGGTTCAATGTAGAACACCTGCAGGAAAAGTGGAACCCCATCCTTAACCATGAAGGAATGGGTGACATTAAGGATAACCACCGTAAAATGGTTACCGCTGTCCTGCTGGAAAACCAAGAAAGAATGATGAGAGAGGAGCGTGAGTTCCTTTCCGAAGCTGCTCCTACCAACTCAACTGGTGGCAGCATCGATAACTTCGATCCCGTTCTGATCTCCCTGATCAGACGCGCTATGCCTAACCTGGTCGCTTATGACCTCGCTGGCGTACAACCCATGAACGGTCCTACTGGACTGATCTTCGCAATGCGCTCCCGCTACGCCGCTCAGAATGGCGCTGAAGCTCTGTTCAACGAAGCAGATAGTGCTTTCTCTGGTCAGAACGATGGTCTCAGCCTGACCGGTGGCTTTACTGGAGCTGCCGTTGGTATGGGTACCACCGCTCAAGCCGGTTCTGATCCTGGTGTTCTGAACGACGCTGGTAGCGCCGAAGAAGACTACAACGTTGGTCAGGGCATGACCACCGCTGAGGCTGAAGCACTTGGCGATGGCACTTCCGGCAACGAGTTCAACGAAATGGCTTTCTCGATCGAGAGAGTCACCGTTACTGCTAAGTCACGCGCTCTGAAAGCTGAGTATTCACTCGAGCTTGCTCAAGACTTGAAAGCAATTCACGGACTCAACGCTGAGGCTGAGTTGGCAAATATTCTGTCAACTGAAATCCTCGCTGAAATCAACCGTGAGATCATCAGAACCATCTACAAGACTGCTGTTCCTGGTGCTCAAACTAACGTTGCTAACGCTGGTCGTTTCGACCTCGACACCGATGCCAATGGTCGTTGGTCCGTTGAGAAATTCAAGGGTCTGATTTTCCAGATCGAAAGAGACGCCAACGCTATCGCACAGCAAACTCGTAGAGGAAAGGGTAACACCATCCTGTGCTCTGCCGACGTTGCTTCTGCTCTGACCATGGCTGGTGTACTTGACTACACCCCCGCTCTGAACGCCAACCTGAACGTTGACGACACTGGTAACACCTTCGCTGGTACTCTGCAAGGTAAGTATAAGGTCTACATCGATCCTTATTCTTCTAACGTATCTGCTGGTCAGTACTATGTTGCTGGTTATAAGGGTACTTCACCTTATGACGCTGGTCTGTTCTATTGCCCTTACGTTCCCCTGCAAATGGTTCGTGCTGTTGGAGAGAACACTTTCCAACCCAAGATCGGCTTCAAGACTCGTTATGGAGTCGTCGCCAACCCCTTCGCACAAGGAACCGATGCTGGACTCGGTGCTCTTACCACCAACTCCAACCGCTACTATCGTCGCGTACGTGTAAACAACTTGATG